CGTTTATGCCTTTGATCATTTTTTTATAGGATAATTAATTATATGAAATACGAATATTATTACAATAATGTGCCCGGAGAAGAGCCTTCTCGTAACAATCTTATTTACACCAGTTTGATCAGTGCCGATAAAAAAACCTTTGTCAAGTGGTACTACAACGATATCGAATATCATAAAAATCAAAATCAAGTTGTAGATGCCGATAAAATGGATGAAAAATGGAAACGAGAAATGCATTACTTACATAACATGGCATACCATTTTCCAGAACTAGTTCCAGAAATATTAGATGTCGACGTCCCTAAACGTAAAATTTATCTTAAAATAGACGGCTCTGATTTTTGGGACAGGGCTTTGTGCGATCAAATGAATTACGATAAAGTCTTGCCTGATTGGCAGGATCAAATGCTTAATATATTTAAAGCACATAAATCTTTAGGATGGTACAAATATAGTTTACACCCTAGCAGTTATTTTATTGTAAACGGTCAATTAAAAAGTATAAACTATTTTTTTACGTATCATAAAAACGAGTCGTTTTTTAGTTTGAAAGATGTTGAGAGTCACATCTATTCTACTAGACAAGAAACATTAAAAAAAATAATGTTAGATATGGGGTATGCATGGGATACTCCGTTGCCGTTTGAAAAGATTCAAAGGTTAGCGTTAGAAAGTTTTAGCAATAATTATCCACGAGAGTTTATTAATAAAGCTATCGAGTTGTTAAATGTATAAAATTATTCCGTGGTCAACTGACTTAGATTTAACAGAGTTTTATTCAGAAGCTAATTGTAGGGGATTTGTTAATAACTCTAGTCAAAAAGCTATGGTTGATTGTTTTAACAACGAGCAAGAAAAACAAGTTTGGATACTATATCAAAATGATAAAGCCGTCGGAAGCGTTGCCGCACATAGTTTTCCCGAAATGGGTCAAAATAGCTACAGGGTGTTGGCTAGAACTTGCACTTTTGGAGAAGCCAGGCAAAATAGTGGACTTATTACACCTAAAAGATTAATTGCCGAGCATCAAAATTTAACAGATCAGTTTTTATTACCCGCTTGTATAGACTGGGCTAAAGGTGAATTGTATGCTACAAGTAACGAAAGTACAGTAGCAAGCCAGCGTTTAGTACATAAACATTATTTCCCCACACTTGAAAAATTAGGTATAGTTAAGTTTATTTGTAATTTAAATTACAGAAATACTGATCAGGCAGTATGGCAGATATACCCCGATAAATTCTTGAAAAATCTTAGTAAATATCCTCAGTGGAAGTAGTAGAAAAAATTTAAAATCTAGGTATAAATACTAATACTAAGGGAAGACAAACATGGATCAAATTAATTTAATTTTAAAATACACAGAAAATAGTAATTTTAATTGTATCGGGGATTATTTTCTTGATTTGCATAATTTTGAACAACAATCTGGTAATGTAGGAATAGATTTATTTTCACAAGTTCGAAAAGAATTTGGTATACCTAACGACGATTCGTTAATAGATCCAGGCTGGATTTCAAAATTTCAATCGGATCCTATTTCTAAAACATTTAGTTTTTCTTTTTATACTGAAAATGCAGATGAGTGTTTATCTTATATAAATTCACATAAAATTTCAGAGAATAATCCTGACTGGGTAACAGACATTTCATGGACTGTAAATAAAGATGTTCATCCCGGGTCAATGAAGGAAATTTTATTATTTAAATTTAAATTTAACGAAATTAAAAATATAATTAACAATAGTGATATTTTGCCATTAGACGATTTTTTAAAAAATGTAGTTTATGCTACACATGCTGATTCTGATGAAAATAATATATACGCATGTGCGACTGATTATCTTGAAGCTATTTCAAAAGATTCTATGATGTACATCATAAAAGAGTCTACATACCAGAATTGGACTGACAATTACGATTTTTGCTTTTGGGCAAATTTTTCAATCAGAAAACCTCAGTATTTAAGAGCAGAGAAAATTGAAAATTCTAATTTTAATTTTTATGGGGAAATAAAACTTCCTACTACGGATATAGGAAATTGTTCGATGATAGAATTATTAGATGATTCTATCGTAAAAGATGATGCTTTTCTATTAGAATACATAGATCAAGTTGCTAAATTGGTATTAAATGTCAGCCCTAATAAACCACAATTTACAAGATATCCTGAACCTATCACACTAGAACACAGATTTAAAGATTCTTTAGGATATTATTTTGCATTTTTTCTTAATTTTAATAATACATTTGAGGAATGGCAAACTGCACAATTATCTTATTTAGAAAATCTTATAAATTTTACTGAAATTTTTAAAATTAACGATAAAGATAATATTTTAAATACAGCGAGAACACAATGGTTAATTTAACAAACTCATCTTTTGCCACTGTAATTTTTTGGATAAATGATTCTAAAATTGTAAGATTCGAGGTTAATTTATTGTCATTAAATAACTTGCTTGATCAAGTTTTTTCTTTACCTAAATCAAATACATTTTATACAAAAATAACTGTCGAAACTGGTAACATAGTTAAGCAGATATATCCTCAGTAATTTTATTTAAGAAATTACCTTAACACCGTATAACTTTTCAAATCGATCTGCATCTGCACGATTATTAACTATGGGTTCCCCTTTAATATTTAAACTAGTGTTTAACAGCATAGGACAACCTGTTTTTTTATACCAAGCTTCTAATAAAACTCGGATTCCTCTATTTCCTTGCGGTACAGTTTGTATGCGACTAGTGCCATCAACGTGGGAAATAGCAGGATATAGGTCAGGATGCCGACAACGACCGACGACTTGCATATACCCAGTATCACAGAAACCACTAGGCATATCAAAATAATCACCAACATGCTCCTCCAAAATAACCGGTGCGAACGGTCTAAACTTTTGTCTATGTTTGATTTCATTTACACGATCCTTTATATCATTACCGCGAGGGTCTGCTAATAAGCTCCTATTACCCAAAGCGCGAGGGCCAAACTCAGCATGACCATTAGCCACGCCAACAATTTTATCACTAAGAAGGCAATCCAAAATACTATTGACAGGATAAGGACCAGGAATACAGTGGCCCAGATAGGCGTTGTGCCATAGTATCTGCTTGCCGTATACCAGTGCGGCAGCCCCAAGACTACTGCCAGCATCGCCAGGACAAGGCATAATCCATATATTATCAAAATAATCTCCTAAATTTCTATTTGCTAAACAATTGAGTGCTACACCGCCCGAGTACACTAAATTTGTACTCCAGTTAAAACCTCCAGCACGACTCATAACATAATAAACCAATTTTTCTAATACAAACTGTGCCGAAGCCGCAATGTCCTCGTTACTTGCATTAGATAAAAATGTTTGATCTACACCAAGATGTAAATTTTGATTAAAAGTTGTTTCAAAATAACTGTCAATTAGCTCATTGTCAATATCTTTAAAATATCTTGGACTACCGTATGCTGACATACCCATCAAAATATATTCATCTTCCATTGGCTTCAACCCAATGCGTTGTGTCATTGCACTATAAAACAATCCAATACTATGCGGATATCGTTGTCCCCATAGCTGTTGATATTTTGCACGACCGTCTTTATATTCTGCTCCCCATATACTGATAGTGTCCCATTCGCCAATAGCATCAATGACGACTACAGTAGCACGGTCAAATGGGCTTGTCTGAAATCCTGCGGCCGCATGACTTAAATGATGACTGTGCGTACTAATCGGCACATGTTTAAAATATCCCCGTAATTGCGTATGTATAATTTGTTTGGCGGTTAGCTTGTTCCACTCAATGCCCTGTCCCGAATATAACTGTCGTAGTTGTTTTTTCCAAGGAGTTTCATAATAAGCAATATGATCAATGTAGCGGTCTTTGGACAAATCCCATATTAGATCCGCATGAATATTGGGATCATTTTTAATTTTACTGTATCGTTCGGAATGGCCAGCAAATACAATCTCGCCTTGGGAATTAACTACACTAGCGGAAGCATCGTGGAATCCGGCGGAAATACCTAAATAATGTTTCACGTTAATTTTATAATTTATCAGTGGTATATAAACGGATCTTTTTTTTGTAATTCTTTGATACGTTTTTTATAAACAAAATAATTTTTAACTTTGTAATATAATTTTTTAATCATATAATTCCTTAAATTTATTTTCCAGCCATGCAAAATTATTAATTAATTTTAAATTTTGCAAGTTATCTTTATTTACTGTTCCATACTGTTTGCCTTGTTGGGCTCCTTGAATAGACCATTGGCCATAAGGTTGATCATCTCCAACACTGCACCATGTATTTAATCGTTGCTCAGTGTCGTTGTCAATTTGTCCTTCAATAGTTTTACTACTGAGTTTTACACATTCTCTAAATGCCGATTTCCATGTGTTGAAAGGATCAGTATTGAAATTAGTAGTACTGGCTATTGTGTCGATAGGAAAAAAATTATTGCTAATACTAGTAGTCATATCAACATTTCCTAAGGTCATATTTGCTGTTTTGTCTCTCGGTAACAATTTGATACCGCCATATCCATAACTTAAGTCGTTTACAGGATTTTTTGCCCTGTATACGTAAACAGCATCTGCCCAAATGTCTGTTGGGGCAACAAAACTAAAACTGTCTATTACAATACTATCGCCGTCAACTACCCAAAAATGGCTAGTTCCCAAAGTCTGTGCTACAGTTTTATGTGCTTGGTGAATTCCTTGTACTCCGTGCAATCTTTTGGCATAAGGAAATCGATTCAGCAAGTTATACCAGTTACTGTCTGCATTTGGTTCTCGATAAGAAATAAAAAATATATCAAACATTGTTGCGTGTAATTGTCCATGTTAGTTGCTCTAAAACTTGCTGGTATTGATTGTCAAACATGCCGGCTACAAAATTACTAGTTGCCGAATTTAACACCGGCACAGTTAATCCAAATTCTTTTTCTAATAAGTTTCCATAATGCGTTACAGCATCTAATACGTCTGCATTTTTTACTTCGTTATATATCTCCGCCAAACGATCAAAATCTCTTACATCGACGTGATTCCAATCTGTGCGATTGGTTTTATAGCACCCGTGACGGGCTCCTAACATGGCCCACATGCCGTTATCTACGTGTGATCCAATAGACATCCATATTTTTAATCTATGTAAATTATGCCAATGCAGATTACCAATATTTGGAATCTCGGGTAATACCCCATCTACTAAACTCATTTTAACACCTTCTCGAAAACCAGCTCGCCATGCTTGATACGGGCTAGCATTAATGTAGGTGTTACTATAGCTATTAGTCATAGGACGATATCCTTCTTCCCAACAAAAATCTACTTGTCCGTTATCTTGTTCAGCGGCTTCGTGAGTTTTCATGTCAAGTACAAAACTCCTACGCCACATCTTAAGACTACCGTTGCCATAACGAAGTCCATTAACTACATTAAGTCCTGGCCAGCTCATAGCTTGTGTGTTATTTGGAATTTCTATTTCTAAATTAAAAAATGCCGGATTGACAATATTATCTGCATCAACTGTTATAAACCACTCAGTAGTAGCAAGTTCGGCCGCGGCTTTGTGGCACTGATCGCTTCCTTTAACCCCATGCACCCGCTCAGCCCAAAAACACTTGTTGAGTAGATCCGCCCAATTGCGTTCGGCATTTGGTTCATCGTACGAGATGAACACACAGTCTATATCTTTAATTTTTATACGGTTGCCCATAAACTTATTCGGTCCTTATCAACATCTAACTCTATATCTAATGTTTTATCTTTTATTAATTTTACTAAATCAAACTCTAATGAGCAAATTAAAGTATTAACGTCGCCATATCCAGTAATATACAATTTACAAAGCTTTGACTTACTGTTAATGTTATTAATTAATGGTATTATAATAGAATCATCTAACTCGGTATCCATAGTTAAATTAATTTTATCATCAATTAATTGAAACTTAATTTCTAATTGATTAAATGTTCTACTTCGTTCGTTTAAATCTTTTATATGATTGTCGTTATCGTAATATTTTTTTTGTTTTCTTGAATTATTAATAAGATGAAATTTAGCTATTCCGTTATTATCTACGACAAAATATTTGTGCAAATGTTTTTTACCATTGATGAATTCTTCACCAATTGTTAAATCAACTATAGACTCGGAATACCCGTTAGGTACGTTTAAAGATTTTAATACCGAAATGGTTGCCGGTTTTTTTGTTTCTATATTATAAATTACATAAAAGTTCTTTGCTCTACTTTGTTCTTCAACGTCAACCATTCTAGTACCTCCATTTTTGAATCATTAATAAGTGTTTTATTAACGTAATGCAATAATTCTCGCTGTCTCCAAACTCCTAATTTAATTTCTAAATTTTCGTTAAAATTAAATCTAAGGTAATCGGTCCAATCATCTCCTACTCCTTTCCATCCTTGCACCATTGATTTCATATGAGTTATCGGTACTATAGGATGTATCGAAGTAATTTCATCTTCTATATCTAATATTTTAGCCGCAAGAGCAAATGCTTCATCGGTTGGTAAATTTATAAGTTTACTATCAGGTAAAAATTTATTAATAAATGGAATAGGATTATCTGTTATAAATTTTACCAAATCAAAGAATTCTTTTGATCTTTCATCTTTTTTAAAATAAGTCCAAGCATTATAAACATCTAGTAATTTATATTGCTCAAATACTTTTCTATAAAATCCGTAATGGAAAGACTGTCCTTTATAATTCTGAGGATGAGTACTTATGTATAAGTAGTAATTTTCTAAATAATCCCAATAATGATTCATTGGTTTAAGAAAAAACATATCCGAATCTAACAATACCGTTTCGGTATATGGACTAAGGTCGTAGGCTCGAGATCTAGAATCCATTCCTGTCGGTCCCTGATATTCTATAATATCATCAAACACCCAACTACATTTAAAATTTTTAATTTTTTTAGCATTGTTAGTTACTAACGCTATTTGACGTGAATTAAACATTTGTACATTTCGAATACTCATAGCACAGGCATAAGCTAATCGACTATAATCAATTTTTTCAGTATCTAACGCAAATAAGAGGTATCCTTTAGTCATTAGAAAACTCCATAAGTTTGTCTAAATTTTCTAATAAATTTAATTTATTCATAAAGTGTATATCTTGATCTTTAACAGTTAATGCTACCCAATTATCTTTTTTATTGTGGTCTTTGATCAAAAAAGTTAAAGAACGATTTTTTATTCGATATAATAAGTCAGTATCTTTTATCCAGATAGGGCTAGGTAAATCTCCCCACCATGGATCTATTCCATATCCGCTTATTATATGGCACGCTACACTAAAAGCAAAATCATTTCGATATTGTTGATAGGGGAATCCATAAATCGCCGCATAGTAGTTATAATTATTTTTAATATGTTCTACTAAATCAAATAATATTTTAACTTCCGGAGTCTTACTAAACATGATATTGGTCGCCCAAAGCGTCTGAATAGAAAATTGATTAATGTTAAAATCTAAATTTTTTTCGCCTAAATATGTTAAATCGATCATTTCAGGAGTTATTAAGAATTGCTCTGTACTATTCCAATATTTTCCTAAAGTATCGCTTTGTATTAAAAAATCTGTATCAATTATTAATGTACGATCGTAGGGAGTTAAATCATATGCAGTAGATCTGTTAGAGTTGATAAACTGTATAGTAATACGGTCATCGCCGTTGGCTAACGAACGGGTATTTGTAGTTTTTGGTTTCTCAACGAATATGATTTGATCAAATGGCAATTGATCAAATTTAGTTTTTATGTTACTTAGAGTTTTTTGGTCTGTAACCAAACTAACAGGAACAGCAAGATATTTGATAGCTAGCCGTGCGGCCAGTACCGCTTGACTACCGTAGTCTATATCACCATCATGTGCAAATAATAAACAGCCTTTGTTCATAAGCCCACTATAGATTCAACAGTTCTTTTTTTACGCAATTCTGTAATATCAACCAAATATTGGTTAGTTACTGAAAAATATTGATTCATAACGTCGGCAACAAATTGTGTTAAATCTTTAATTAACACTGGATTATCTTTATCGTCTAATATCACCAACTGTTCTGTACCTGCATTAGCCTTAATAGCGGATATAAAAGCTATAAAAGCTCGGTCAATATAAAACTGTCCGCCGTTATATGCAAACAATAAATCATTTTGAATTTTTTCTTTGAGTCGTTGTCTTTCTAAACTTTGGGTATATCGTAAATTGGATATATCTAAAGCTCGTGCTAATCTTTCGTCCATTTAATATTCCTTATATCGCTCTATTATACAGGAATTATTTACAGATTAATAGCCTCGAGTATGAATAATTGTGGAATTATTATAGATAGTTAAAATTGTCTATAGTTATCTCAGTATCGATACTACTAGACCGGTTATTAGCATCCGTAACATAAACAGTTATATTAACAATGCCAACCTGACTAGATGCGCCTTGATAATAATATCTAATAGTATCCCCGTTCAGTATACTTAAGGTAATACCGCTAGGCAATGTACCAGAATGGCTCCATGTATAAGGTGCTGTACCACCAATCACCTCATAATTATCCCAACTTTGTACATCTTGGCGTGAGGTAATGTATACCTTATTAGGACCGGTTATAGTTAGACCGGGCGACGGTGGTGGTGGAGGTGGTGGTGGAGTAGGTGGCAATCCCGATGTTGAATTGTTCCCTGCAAAGTCAGTTCCAGAAATTGTAACAGGATATCCTGTCCAATATGTTTCGTAGTTTTCGGTGATGTTATATCCAATTTGACCAGTTACAGAATCGCTCCAAATACTAGTATGATCATCTTTATATAGAACGGTAAATTTAACGCTGGTTGATGTTACTTCCGAAGCAGTTATACTAACATAGTTAGAAGCGTAAACACTGCCCCCGGTAATAGTAGTAAACGATGAAGCATTGTTGGCCTGTATATAATGCCACTCGTTGTAATCAATTTTATACATAACCCTATTCATTAGATCATTCCAGTAGCCATTTTGTGGTGTACCCATTTCCCCATAAAAGTAAGTTCCGAAAACTCTTAAATAATTCCCTATATTAAAGTAATATCTTGCGGCATCGGCGCTGGCAAAAGAAAGAGTAAAGGTAGACGATATTCCAGAAGGAGAATAAGACGACCCTCCTCCCCAACCACCTGCATCGCCGTTATATGTTTTAGAATATGCACTTGCGTTTAAAGATTGTCTTGTTGGATATACAGACAATCTATTAGAAATTGCATAATTTATAGCATTATTGGCATCATTTAAATATACGTGCGAGATGGGATTATTAACGGCGGATGTATAACCAAGGTAGTTACCGCCTGTAATATGAGTATAAGCGGTGTTGATATCATTAAGAAGATCGTTCCATTGGAGTGCTGTAATAATAGCATTAACAGCTACCGGAGCACATGTAACAGGGTACCCGTATCCGTAACTATAATCGCCTGAACCATTGTTCCAGTAAATACCACCGTCACCTAATACACCACGTACTTTGGCCTGAACAGTATTATAGTCTGATCCATAAATTATATCGCCCTGATTTGGCATACCCGTATCCTCTTTTAACTATGTATTTATTAAACTCTAAACAATAACTTCGGTTATTTTTGAACTAACTTATATTGGCTGTGTAGATTTTGCTGAATTTCCTAGAAGCTTGCTCTATAACTGTAATTATGTTATTATTTATAGTGTAAATAATCTTAAGAAAAATAATTTTAATGCAAAATCCTATATTAATAACCGGACATCGTGGGTGGATTGGTAGTAATTTTACCCAACTGCTTGATACACAAAATATCTCTTGGGTGGGATTGGATCGATTAGATGACGATTATTTAGGACAAGATATGTCCCAATTTTATAATAAAATTGAAACATGCGATACAGTAGTACATTTAGCCGCTACTCCGAGAATACCCGAAAGCTGGGCAAAGGCCGATCGCTATCGAGAAAATAACGTAGGTCTTACAGATAGAATAGCTCGTATCTGTGCGGAGCATAATAAACATTTGGTTTTTGCCAGTTCTAGTTCAGTGTACGGCAACGGAGATGGTCCGTTAAATCCCTACAGTTGGACTAAATTAGCCGGAGAACAAAGTATAGAAATGTACGGTCGTAGTCAAGGATTACGCTATACCATAGCACGTATATTCACTAACTACGGTGGAAAAAATGCAGGCAAACTGGTAATTTCAAATTGGTTAGACTGCTATACTCAAGGGATGCCTTTAATTTTACGGGGGACTGGCCAGCAAACTAGAGATTTTATACATGTATCGGATACTGCACAGGCTTTATTGGCCATATATCAACAACAGCCTCGACAAAAAATATTAGACATAGGCACAGGAAATACAGTTAGTTTATTAGAACTAATTAACATTTTTGGAAAAGAATATATACAGGAACCAGAACTAGTCGGGTATGCAGATCATACCTGTGCTGATTTAACTCGCACTCAAAGTTATTTGGATTGGGCTCCTAAGATTGACGTAAAGAATTGGATCAAAAATAAGTTGCTTGAGATAGATAATACAGGCATAAATACAGTTTCATAAGGAATCGTTATGCCAGCATTAAGTGAAAGTTTAGTTTTTATACCAGATCCGTCAGTTGGTAACACGGCTACTACAGCAGTGGTCTATCCAAACTCAGCAACCAAC